GTGAAAAGTCTTCACCGATGATTCCTGCTCAGCATCTTAGCAAAGAAGACTATCTCAAATTAATGTATTCAGAAACCTAAATAAAACAATCATGAGTAATCCTAAAAGAACAAAACGCCTGGTCCTCGGAGAAGGTGAAGTAGTTGGTCACAAGCATGTGCTTGTTAGCGATAGTGATATTGACTATGTAGAAGACCAGCAAGGCATCAATTTTATGTTAAAGAACATGGGCATTCTTACCCATGACGAACATGACCGTATGGTGTTTGAACCTGGTGATTATAAATCATATAACCAGGTGGAGTTTAATCCCTTTGACGGAACTGTTAACCGTGTATTTGATTAACACACATTGTAATGAGTAAAAGAGACGAGATTCAAACAGAAGCTTTGGCCTTGGCAGTCGCTCATAGAAGATGTGGACTTGGTATATCCATGGGTGTCGGTAAGACACTGATTGGTCTAAAGTATATCGAGCATTTTCAACAAGCAAACAGTGGCAAGCTTAGGGTGCTAGTAGTAGCCCCTAAGCTATCCATTTTTGATAGCTGGCGCTCAGATGCCATTAAGTTCGGGGTATCCCTGGACGATATAGAATTCACAACTTATCTGTCTCTGAATAAAAACAACCCACATAATTATGATGTAGTTGTGTTGGACGAATGCCATAGTTTATTATATGGTCACCAGACTTTCCTTGGCTTTTACCAGGGACGCATACTGGGCCTAACGGGTACACCACCTAGGTATACACGTTCAGAGAAAGGAGAAATGGTGCAGCAGTTTTGCCCTATCCTCTATACATACATTACCGATGATGCCGTGGATGATTCTATCCTGAATGATTACCGCATCATTGTGCACCGCATGCCCTTAAGCGATAAGAACAACCTCTCGGTAAAAACCAAGAACGGTTCATTCTTTACGTCCGAGCGTAAGAACTACGAATACTGGACCAAGCGTATTGTGCAGGCTAATTCCAAGAAAGAAGAACAGATCACTTCTGTTATGAGAATGAGAGCCATCATGGATTTCCGTACCAAGGAAACCTATACTAAAGAACTCCTCACAGAAATAGAAGACAAATGCATTGTGTTCTGTAATACACAGGACCAAGCAGACCGGATCTGTACTCACTCCTATCACTCGACTAACAAAGACAGTGAGGAAAACCTACAAGATTTCAAAGATGGTAACATAGACCAGTTATCATGTGTCATGCAGTTAAACGAAGGTGTTAACATTCCGAACCTGAAAGTCGGGATCATCATGCATGCATATGGCAACGAGCGTAAATCTAACCAGCGTATAGGAAGACTACTCAGACTTAATCCGGATGAGAAAGCCACTATACACATTCTTTGTTACAAAAACACTGTAGATGAACGTTGGGTAGGTGAAGCTTTAAAGGACCTGGATCCTGCAAAGATCAGCTACTGCGACATAAATATCCAATCCTATGACACATCACTTTACCGGTAAGTTCGAAAAGCGTGACGGGGTGCTACGCCCTGTTAGCTCTGCTGTATCAAAACAGCAGGAGCTTTTTGTATCTGATATACCAGAAGGCAGTATTGTGGAATGCTTCTATGAAGTACAACACGATGACGGCACTCTCCCCCAGCTGGCAAAGCTGCACGTAATCATACGGCAGCTTGCCACCCATGTGGGTGAGACAGTAGAAAATATGAAGTTGCTCGTGAAAGACCGAGCAGGCTTGTGTATTTCAAGAGAAGCAGCAGGTAAAGAGTACTTCCTAGCTAAAAGCTTTGGTGAGTGTTCTAAAGAAGAGCTATCTCTTGCTATACAGGCAGCTATAGAAATTGGTGAGGACGTTAACTTTCTGATTCAGTAAGAATGTCATCCACTTCTTTATCTATAGTCAAACCATTTGCAACTGCTGAATTGTCCAGCTCGTTGAGCAGAGACATCAGGATCTGTACATGGTCCATCCAGGGTTCGCTAGGCTCTTGTCCTTGCTCAATAAGGTTTTGTAAAACAGTGATCTCTTCTTCTGTTCTGTCAGCAAGAATAGCCACTAACATAGACTGGAGTTTTTGGATAAAACCAGCACCCACTGTGATAGGAACCTGGGCGTCTTTCTTCAGCATTTTAATAGTAGAAGGCATAGGGATATTAGATTAATTAACCACAAATTTAGAGAACTTTATGACACAAACTGTAGATCTTGAAGAAATTAAACTAAAACTTATAGAGCGTCTGAAACCATCAGGCTGGGCTACCAAGCTCCGTTCCTTTATCAACAGCACGCATTTTGACCAGATCCTGGAAGCACTCTACAATGAGCGGGAAGCTGGTAAACGTTTCACTCCTCCACTAAGAGACGTGTTCCGTGCATTTGAAGAGTGCCCGGTAGACAAACTGCGTATCGTCATGATAGGTCAGGATCCTTATCCTTACCTGGACGTAGCAGATGGTATTGCTTTTTCCTGCAGTAAAGGAACCAAGGTGCAACCCAGTTTGCAAAAGATGTTTGAAGCTATCGAGCATACAGTATACCAGGAGTATCCTACACATATGGATCCAAACCTGCAGCGCTGGTCCAACCAGGGCATTTTAATGCTGAACAAAGCATTGACTTGCCAGGTAGACAAGGTGGGGTCACACTACGACATCTGGAATGACTTTATCATGTATGTTATTGACATCTTGAACTTCACTAACTCCGGACTGATATTCGTTTTACTGGGACAAAAAGCCCAGGAGATCGAAAGTTGTATCAACCAAAGTCATTATATACTCAAAGCTTCACACCCTGCAAGTGCAGCCTACACCAAAAGCATGTGGGATTGCAATGATCTGTTTAACGAGGCCAACAGAATCATTTCTCAAAACAACGGTCCTCAGTTTAAAATCGAGTGGTAACACACTCACAAAATCTATTATTATGGCAGTAGAACAAGTACAACTGGGCGTAACAACGATAAAAGAATTATTAGCAACCGGCTATACCTGGTTTAAGAAGGACGATCTGGGCTTTGGCTCTATTCAGGAAAAGTATTTGGCGTCTGATATACAAATCAACACCATCCGTAAACACCCGGCTCTAAGAGACCTGGAAACTACAGCAAGAGTATTTGTAATCATAGACGACACAAAAAATGAAACCACTTTGGAAACCAGCCAACCCGCACCTCAAGGGTCAGGGAATAATACACCTGAACAATTATTACCTGTGGAGCACAACACAACAGAAGTGGAAACTGATTCATTCGCAGCCTTCGCAAACCTCTAGTATGAGACCATCACCAACAGCAAGTGCTACCAGTTATCCGGTAGGTACACGTATGAACGGCAATGATGGAATGCCTTGGGAAATTGTTGCAACTTCTAATGGTGTACAGCGATGGGTCCGGGCCAAAGTACCCTTTCAACCACTTAATCTTTCTTCTACTATGATAAAGATAAACCCATTTGAAGTGGGAGACATAGTGGAAGTAGTCAAAAGCGGTTCTGGTTGCGGCCAGGACGAAATCGGTATACAGGCCACTGTCACTGAACTGGGTATGTATTATCCAGGCGTTGCTGGCGTCAAAGTGCACCCTCATATCGGTAATACCAAATCTTATATAGAAAACGGCAATAAACATACCAGCTTTCACAGCGGGTTTATTGCTTGTGAATCTTTCAAACTCGTTATCAGGCCCATGCCTGCAGAAAACTCTCCACAAACTTTTAAACTCAATCAGAACATGTCTAAAGTTAAGACAATCAACAAGAAATCAGCACAGGAAGTGCGTAGTATTGACACCTCTTTGATCAACAAGGAAGAAGTATTTAAGATGCTTGCTCTTGCAGAGAGTACCGGTCTGCCATTATTATTAGTGGGTCAGCCCGGGGTTGCTAAAACCAAATCAGTACTCGACTATGCAAAAGCCTGGTTGAACAGAGACGGTAAAATGTCTGCTGCAGATTTTAACAACAAAATATATATCCTTGAGACCGATGAAGGTACCAAGGCATCTGAGATCAAGGGTATGCCTGCTCTTGACAAACTATTCACCGAGAACCAGTATGAGATCCATGCACCGATTGCCGATGCAGAGATCGTTATCATCAACGAGGTGGACAAAGCAAGCTCTGCTATCCGTAATGCCATGCTTGGTGTTATGAACGAGAAGTTTCTCTTCAACGGTAAAAACAAAATCCCATGTAAGTGGAAGCTTTTTGTTGCTACCTGTAACGAGATTCCTAAAGAAGAAGCAAACTCTCCTTTCTGGGACCGCTTCATGCTGAAACACACTGTAAACCGTGTATCTGCCGGTGAGTTAGTTAAGTACTACAACAAAGGTGCACGCGAATACAAAGAAAGCTACAAGATTGGCATTCCTACCAAAACAGAAATCAATGCTGTAGAGATACCAACCAACAAGCTGGAAAAGTATTTAGAAGTGGGTTACCAGCACAGCTCTGACCGTACTCTAACATTTGTACCAACGCTTACCAAAGCAGTGAGCTACATCTGGGATGTATCAACAGACAAAGCCCTTGTAAAGACAGCACAGATCATGATCTCTCAGAACGCAGGTTCAGAGCTTCAGAATAAACTGATGTCACCGGAAGTAAAGACTGTGATGAGCAAAGTGGAGATGTTACATTCTTACACCAGCAACGAACAGCTCGAGCTGGCAGTAGCTGAGATCGAAAGCCTGATCAACACGTATACATCACGCAATATGATGGACGAAGGACAGGTGGAAGAAATCGAAATGAGCATGCAGTACATCATCTCTACTCACCCTGCACGTAAAGACTATCAAACTTCAGAAGAGTTTGACCAGATGATTGCAGAATCTGTTGTATCAGATATGCCAGTTGAAGCAACATTCTAAATAACACAGATGACCGGAACTAAACACTCCGGTCATCTTTTTAAATCAAGTATATGGCTGCTAAAAGCAAACAATATAAAAACGTATACACCATCCTTGAGAAAGTCAAGAAGGGTGAAATACAATCACACTATAAAGCCGATGATGGTGGTTTGTTTGGTAAGCTGAACTTTTATAAAAAAGCAGATCTTATCAAGCCATACATCCATTACATAGATGAGACCAAGATCTCAAGCATTGTGAATAAAGAGATCTACAGCATGGAGTCTATCAAAGAATACTACAACCGGTTTGCCCGCAGTACAGCTTTTGATAAACTAGACCAGGATAAAAAACCTGACATGAATGCATTTCATACCAAGCTGCAACAGAACTATAGAAAGTTTCCTGAGCACATGAAGTATGACATTCACAAGATGTATTACAACAAGATCGACAAGCTTGAATTTGAAGAGCGTACTGATAAAAACAATACGCGTTACAAGTTCCTAGAGAAAGCTAACAATCCTGTAGGTAAGATTATGTCTGAAGGGTCCAACCTAAAAAGCGCCATCTTTACCAAACAGATGATGCTCTACTACATGATGCAGATGACCATGATGGAATACATTGATCCGGAAGCTCATCAGCAAATGCAGAACGGTCTGGGTGGTGGTGACGATAATCAGTTCAACCAAGACGATATCGACAATGCCATGGATAAAATGCTCAACAATCAGCTGAGCAAGAACATGCTGGATAAAGCTATGAAAGATGCACAGGATACCTGTAATATGATGGACCAGCACGTTGATAAAGAAACCCAGGAAAAACTTTTTGAAGACTCCTATAAAGGTGGTAGCGGTCAACCTGCAAAGCTCTCTCCGGATTATTTCCGAAAAGTTGCTGAAAGACTCGAGCGTATTAATATCTCTATGGGTTCACTCAAAGAAAAGTTACAAAAGCTTTTGGACAAGAGTGCTGCATATTTTTCTGCACGCAAAGAAACCATCTATGATGATCTGCTTAACTCCCAGGATGTTTCCGGACTTGAAGATTATATACTACTGCATCCCAAGCTACGTACGATATTTTTAGAAGACATCCAGATCAAAGACTACAAGTATGTGGGCAAGATCGATGTCTATATAGATGTATCAGGATCTATGTCCAGCAGCTGTGGTGTAGTGAATACAGAAGACAGGTATATCTCCAAGATAGATTTTGCTAAGTCTATGGTTGCTAAACTAAAACAACTGGACATGCTAAACGATGTCTACTTGTTTGATACACGCGTTAAGAAATACCGCAACGACCTGATATCTATCTCTATGATAGATTGTGGTGGCGGTACAACTATTGACAACGCAGTACGTAACATTGAACTTATAGGTAACAACGCTTTAGTGATTACTGATGCAGAAGATCATTGCAGCATCTACTCAGAAAAAGCATTCTTTATTGGTGTAGAAGGAGCAAGGTTTAACTCCTTTGACGAGAAGTACATGGATAAAGGACAATGTATCATATTTAACGGATCACGTATATATCAAGTAGGGTTAGATGGAAAAGCTGTCTAGGTAACCAACTCGTTACCTAATTACCTGCAAAAAAGGTTTTATGGGGTGTTTTCAGGATGCATTTTATATTGAGCCATCAAAAAATACAGTATGAATACACCAAAAAAAAGAACACCCAAAAACAACAATGGCTCTGCAAAATCCAGTAAGAACTGGGCATATCTTGTAGAGCATGGCGTAGAAATTACTGGCATACGTTTATCGTCATTGAGAGACAAGTTCCCCTTTGAGATAATGAAGCCAGGAGACAGTTTTATTGTACCATCTAAAGACCCTGTTGCAAAGAAACCCAACACCCTACATTATGCAGCAAAGCAATTTGCACGCATAAGACCAGGGTTTACGCTGACATCACGTATGCAGCTAAATGGAGAGAGAAGAGTGTGGAGAATAAAATAGTTATAGGTTCATCTTAGAGCCTATGACACCAAAAATTAATATGGGTAAGTCCGGATTAGTAGAGATACTGGTCCGGACACCTATGTTAAACTTAAACCGCTTAGTCAGTGCATAATCTACAGCAGCACCTGTCATGAATCCCATGTCAGGAGACTCCACAAATGCTCGCTGTTTAGTCAGATACGTAAGCGGACTTCCGGACATGTAGATATCCGGAGAAATACTGAGCTTTTTATTAATAGGAAAAGACTTGGTAAAGAAAAAAAGCATAGAGTTAGTAACACTATACTCGTCTTCAGCCTTGGCAACAGATATTGTAGTGTTGACACCAGCTACACCCCACTTGTTGGGATAAATGTAGGCATAAGTAATAAAGCCAAAATGGCTCCCAAAGGCGGAAGCAACCGTAGCACCCCAGTTGGAGATGCTCTGTAGTTTACCTTCCTGAAAATTCATTTTAGTATACCTGGAGCTCAGTGCAAACTGTTGCAGGTTACTCCATACCATCCCGGTTACACCCCAGGATGACTGTCCGGTCATAGATGACTGGGACATTCCAAACGTAGCAATAACATTCACAGACTTGTCCAGGGATTGACCCCCTGTAAAGTCGGAATTAAACAATATTGGGTTTACACGGGCAGCTGCCCTACCACCCCCTTTAGAAGAGCCTTTAGAAGAGCTCTTAGACTCTGACTTACTTTCACTTTTAGATTCACTCTTAGAGTCTGAACTTGAAGAAGACTCTGAACTTGAAGAACTTTCCCCGCTGCTAGAGCTGCTGCTGCTAGACTCTGAGCTCGATCCTTGAGAATTGCTTGAACTAGCGGCAGAGCTACTGGCGGAGGAAGAAGCTGAACTTGCGGCAGAACTGCCCGCAGAGCTGGCTGCCGATGAGGCAGCACTGGAAGCAGCAGAAGACGCTGCAGAAGCGGCTGCTGTTGACGCAGCGGCACTGGCTGCTGAACTTACTGCAGCAGATACAGCAGTGGCTGTAATTTGAGTGCTAGTAGCTGCAGCTTGAGCCACAGAACACGGAGATAATTTGCGGTAGTCTTCATACACCTGATTGATCCACCTAGTAAATTCACCAGACTGTACATCAGCAGCAGTAAAAGTCCTAGACTTATTGTAAAAAATAATGACAGTGCTGCCAGTAAGAGGGATTGTAAACGTAGAAACTGTTTTAGTACAAGGGTCTGTGAACGTTTGTACAATGACCTGGCCGTTAGCATAAGCGCTAGAAAATAATATGAACAAAACAACACATAGGCCCCTCCACATTACTTCGTAAAGATTCCTTTCTTGATCATGCGATCCAGGATCCTGGCGCACGCTATGTCAAGAGCTTTTTTTGTAGCAATGGAGATAGTAGACTGGTTAAACTTAACCGGGTCCAGGGTAGCGTCAGAGGTGATGCCGGCTACTTCTTTCGTAGTTTTTGCATCGCCAAGACCAGAACCTGAAAACACCACACCAGTTTCAGCATCAGTGAATCTGACCTGTAAACCAATACGCGTAACCATGAGTTGCTTTGTACCATCCTTAAGTGAAATCGTTTCATCTTCTGATACAGAGTAATCATAACATTCTATAGTAACAAAGTACTTGGCAAGGTTGATCTTGCCACGTCCATCTAATTTGTTCTCGGAGATCCCGGCTTGTGATGCCTGGAACTGTTTTACCATACGGTTCTTGATCTCTGTTTTATCTTCTGTAAACTTGAACCTGTTTAGGTTCTCTAAATATTCCATAGAAATATTGGCCACACCAAGGCCTACTCGTTTCTCTTTGAGCTCCGGATAGAGTTCATACATCTCATCTGATATACCGCACTTGAGTATCTGCACAGGAATCTGTGGACCATCATAGTCCAGGAACTGTGAAATGTCAATAGCTTTTTCAAAGCTGGCTTTATACTGCTCTGTCTTGGTAGCCGCAATCTGCTGTGCATTTATCCCGTTGATAAGCATCAGCGTTATAAACAGCAGTATCAATAAGAATTTTTTCATGTCTTAGGTTTTAAATATCTGGACAGCAAGAAGTAGGACAGCCAGAACACCCCTGACAGCGAGTAGAATATGATATCGGTGGCCCAGAAGCTCCCAGTGTAATCTAAAAGCGTCTTGAACAAGAGATCGTACCCCAGCGGCAGGAAGAACATGGCAGCCATTAAGCTGGCATCCCGACAGGAACGTAATAGTTTTAGTCTGTTTCTTTTGGTCATCAGTGTCCATGTAGAAGGGTTACGTTAACAATTAGTGCGGATCTTTAATCCTACCACATTTCTGGCATTCAAGTTCACCATCATGATCTGAGTCACCCCATACATGTTCGCACTGACGGTGCTCCTGGTGTTCAAATTCCAGCTTTTCCATTTCTTGTTCGTGTTCTTGTTGGTCAGCTTCAAGAATTTGTCTGTGTTCCTGCTCATCTTTTTGCAGGTCATAGCGTTGTTTGTTTTCTACAACAGCCAGTTCACGGGCAGCTTGTGCTCCGGCAACAAAAGCATCCGGTACAATTGGTGTAAAAGGTCTGTTAGTTTCTTTCATGTCATTAGTATGACCCATAGAAACTCCATCTTCTTCATCCATCTTCTGTACCAGCATCTTATCTTTATCTGTATCAGAGAACCAGTAGTCAATGATCTTACCGTAAGAGCCAATAAAGGCACCCAGTAAAAGCATTAACAACTCTTTCCATTCACCCGCCATAGTGGCGTTATTGGATACAGCTGTAAAGATTCCTGCAATAATTAGTATAAATCCACCGAGTACACCTGCAGTGATGTACCAACGTCTTTGCATCATGGCATTCAGGAGTTCCCTGAAGCCTGTGTTTGGTTCTTGATTACTCATAAGTTTTTAATATTTCCTGGTTTTTCTTAATCTGAGCTGTCGTCTTACGGCCTGAGCGGATCGATCGCATGGCTCTTTTTTTCTTCTTAGCATTTGCCATAACTTACCATTTAGGGGCTTCTTCTTTAAACTCATCACCGTCTTTTTTAACTTTAGCTGGAGCTGGTTTAGCTGCAACTTCTTTTTCCTTGATGATAACGGTCTTACCACCTGCAGCAGCTTGCTGTGCTTGTTGGTTAGAGTTGGTAATGTTGATTACAGGAGCCGCGGCAGCAGGAGCTGCTTCTTTTTCGTCTTCACCAGTAAGTTTACTGGTAAACCATCCACCCACACCTAGGGTGACGGTTGATACTAAACCGATGAGAATGTTCTTTAAAGAACCACCGGTGCTTGCTTGTTCTTCTGACATAGTGTGTTGTTTTTATTATTTAATAACTATAGGATATTTTACTTCTTTACCATTGATGTCTATAAAGACAAAATCATAGTCACGCTTTGGTAACGCAGACAGGTCATAAGACTTCTTTGTAATTTCACTCACTGCAGTGAAGCCTTCTTTCTTAACAGGTTCTTCTTTTCCAAAAGGCACCACTTGTACAGAATACTTTGCACCTGGTGTAGTTGTAAACTCTACATCCAAAGTGTTTCCAGTTTGTACAATAGTCTTGATACCTGTAGATGTAGACTGTACACCCAGGTCAATCACTGGTGCGGGTTCCATAGCGATCTTAGTGCACGCAATGATGGCTAATACGATACAGAACAAATAGATCAGTAGTAGTTTGCTTGTTTCTTTCATAGTCTTAGAAATTATTATAACCGGTTAACTTGATTTGTGTAGTGTTCAGATTCATACCCAGCTGATTGCCTTTGGCATCACTGGCGTCCATCAGTGCAGATACTTTTACAGATGTAATAATGTTTACACCCTCTCCAATAGTTGAGAACTTTAACTTGAACGGCACTGTAGTAGTAGACAGACTTGTAGTCTTGTTCTGATCCAATGCTCCAAACTTTACACGTCCGTCTTTACAGCTGGCAAATACATACCATGTATTAGGTACGTTAGCTAGAAGCTCTTCAAATTTTATCTTAGCAGGATCAAACGTAAACTCAAACTGTAATCCACTTACTAAAGCTCCTTTTGGATCTACACTCACCGGTATCTCAACACTGTTTGATGTTACTGTAAGATTAGTAAGATTTACATCGATCGATTCACTCACTGGTCCAGGATTATTCACGTATAAAGACGCTTCATTTCTGAATGCAGTATTTGTTTGCATACTCACTGCAGCATTAGTCTGTACAGTATTTGTACCAGCGCTGCTTACTACCACTTGAGAAGAGTGTGATCTGTTCACATCACCCCATAATAAATATTTCAGGTCCAGGAACTGATTAGTTCCAAGTGCACCTGTTCTGTAAAATACTTTTGGTGCAGTGATGTTCTTCCAGTTAGAGGTAGTGATCGAGTTCCATGAAGCACCAGGAGAAGTATTAAATGTAAACTCTGCCTGTAAGCCATAATCAGAAGAACCGTTGATGTTACGTATGTTTGATAAGTTCACAGAAGATCCATCAGTGGCTTTAGATAAGTTACTCACCACCTTATAAGTAGCCCATGTAGCATCATTGCTCATAAACTCTACAACACCAGAAAAGATGTCAAATAACTGTATACTTTTTATATCAGCAGGTGTTACACCTGTTCCGTTAAACTCTCTCATATCTACCTGGATACGGCTCACTCCCTGTCCATAAGCGTTTGGTGTAATTACACACCACTCTACTTGTCCTGCAGTTGTTATAGCATCTGTACCAAGCCAGGTAGGAAGACTCATAAATCCGCCACTGCCGGCAACATATCCCGCAGGTAGTGTTATCAAAGTATCAATACCCGTCACTTGTGACAGTAAACGTGGAAGATCTCCACCATCCAATGACCTATTCCTGTTGATATCTGCAGCATATAGGGACTGACCAGTCTTGAGTGTTACACCTTTTGAGCCATCAAGACCCATAGAAGTAAACTCTGATTGAGACGTTGTAAAATCTGATATAGTAATTGCATTATTGTATATAGTGTAAAGCTTATCCAGCTCATGCATAACTGTGATGTCATACACTTTATTGGCAGCCAGTTGAGACTGGTTGATATCTACTTCTCCTGTAGAAGTAACAGGGAATATCACGCCTGTATTGGTAGCAGTATCTCTAAAAGATACTCTTACATTAGAAAGATTAAAAAGGTTTGTGTTCAGGTCCACCTTGGCGCTGATATACTTACCAAAGTTTTGGTTCATTATAACAGATGTAGATAATGGACTTTCCATAATAGTATTATCCCACTGACCAGCTCCGGTCCAGCCTGCTACAAAGTTTAATCTGATCGGATTAAAACTGAAAGCTGTAGAATTAGCTCTTAGTCTGAACTTAATAACAATCATGCGGTCATAACCTGTATAAGGCATACCACTGTTAGTAGACCAGGTAAGTGTAGCTCTTAAGATGGCATACACATTGCTTGTAGAATAATTATAGTTAGCAAACTGGTAGTTAGTAGTACCATTAGCAGTGGTGTTCTGTGCAGAAGTTACAAAATTATACAACGGGTAGTTGGTCCAGGAAATTTGTGGGTTAGAGTTTTGAGGAAGCACGCCACCATTTCCTCCTGTACCGGTATGATTGACAGAAACAATTTCAAAGTTGTCTTTATCATACTGTACATCAAATAATAACTGACGAGTACTAGTGTTACCATTACCATTGGCTTGAATAATATAGTCAAACTCTCCTCCTCTAGCAAGTGTAACACCCCCTACAGACGATAAAGCCCTGAACTTAATCTGGGCAAAAGATGACATAGTCACACTGAGTAAGATCAGTAGAAATAAGAACGTTCTTTTCATATTAGTTGATCAACTTGTTAACTAAAGATTCTGAAGCTTTTTTTAATGCAGAGCTCAGGTTCTGCTGGTTGAACTTACCGCCCTGGTCAATGGCGAGTGTACTCAAAGAGATCTCATCTGCAGACTCTTCAACGGTAGCTTTCTTTTTTACCTTACCATCTTTGAGTAATTGACCCCTTAATCTGATAACAACAGACTCTTTGTTTTTATGTATCACAGAAAAACTTGACTCTGTCTTTAATACATCCAGGTAGATAATCTCTGCTGTAAGTTTCATAGAAGCTGTACTGTCCAGGTTATATTCTTTATCCTGCAGCACTTCTTCTATTACATTCTTCACACCAAACTCTAGCTTGCGATTGCCGGTAAGTGGACCTACCACCACAGCGTTAGTGACACTGCCTACATGAATCACTTTAGGCTCTTCGTACCAAATATTACCGGGAGAGTTCTTAAAACGTCCGTCAAACTTCCAGTCAAACCAGTTTACAATAGTGCGGATGGTTTCTTCCTGACCTGCAAAATGAAGTCCAACCATAAACATCTGGAATATTACAGCCAGTATTACCCAGGTGAGAGCCAGGTAGATTGGGATCAGTACCAGTTTTTCTTTTATACGATTAATCAGTGTCATAGAGTTATATATTAAAAGAAAAGGAAGATATTATCTTCCTTGTCCTTGATACTTTTTCACAGGCTTGTCTTTAGGTCCGCTAGACTTTTTAGCCTTGCCTCCTTTTCGTTTCCCAAAGGAAACTTTACGTGATCCTGTTGTAGATTTTTTAACAGCCATTGGTTTTATGTTTTATAGGGTTATACGAGTAATGCGTGGTATTCTTTAAAGTGCTTAATACGGTCCGGCAAACCAATGGTGCCACCGTTCACTCTTTTAGTAATAGATGTTACCACTGCATCAGTGGCGCCACCATCAGCCAGTTTATTCAAACCGTTGCTGCTCCAGAACCAGGCAGCAGATAACAAAGCATACTGTGTACTCACTACATCCGGATTGGTTTCCGGTGGAAGTCCTGCCGCTTTAAAGAAAGCTGTATAGTTACTTTTACCAGTCAGCTGGATTGCTCCGCGACCACGGTATTTGTAACCATCACCAGATGATTCCGGACCATTACCCATACGGTTACCATACACCAGGTTTGCTATTTTAATAGGCTGACGCGCATACGCTGCAGCTTTTGGCTCATCTACAGTGCCGTCTGCACGCTTAAAGTATTTTTTAAAGATGCCTACCAGGCCTTTAGCCGAGTAGTTCAGGTTTTCAGAGAACACTCTAAAGCCACCAGACTCATGGCCACACTGTGCCAGGAAGTGTGAAAGTCGTAGCGGTGTGTTCACACCAAACTTCTCCATCACTCCGGGTATTTGTGCAATAATAGAGTCAGGGACATGTCCCTTTAGTCGATCAATATTCATATAGTATAAGTTTATTACAGAGAGTTACTCTTAGCCTTTGGCTTGTAGTACTTCTTTTTCTTTTTAGGAGCTGCAGGAGCACTTTCAAGTGGTATCAAGTTGCCTTTAGGTGCAACAGGAGCTTCAGCTTGCTTAACTTTTACTTCTTCCACTGCTTTGATAACATCTTTGACAATGGTTTCAGCTTCTTTCTTTTGTTCAGGAGTGATGGTTTTTACCAGTCCTAATGCTTTTTTTACGATAGCAACGATGCTCTTTACAGTAGCAACGATTTTTGTAATGATAGCAATGATCTTTTTCATAGTTATTGTTTTAGTTTGATCTTCCAATATGATTGGAAGCCGTAATTGATACCGCCATTTACAGTGGTACCGATGTTTAGTCCAAAAATTTGGTCCTTCCTGTTCTTATACAGGAAACCACCGTGTACGCCATTTACACCCAGGGTAGAGTTCATGTCAATACCTCCACCTACATACATCTGTCTTTTAGGAGCAGCATAGTGTGTAATAGTGGTCGTCTTGGTGATAGTAGGAACCTTGTAGTTATATTTATAAGAACGAGTTTTGATCTTGTTTTGCTCTACAGTGTCTGTAATAGCAACCCAACCGATCGTATCCAGCTTGAGGGTATCTATAGAGATATTCATAGCATAAAGCTGGTTTAACAAATGCTCATACTGAGCTTTAAGCTTAGCATAGTTTGTATCCGGTATCAGCTGTGGCGGAAGTGTATCATGAATAGGCGGCAGTGTCTTTAACACCTCGACCTTTCTGAATATCAAACTGTCGTGGATCTTCCACGCAGTATCGTGCACCGTAATGGTGTCACTCTTCGGAGGACCGTAGTTCTTCATCGGATTACAGCCGTTTTGCTGTAAGAAGAATATGACTGCAACAGCAATCACGATGATGGTTATTACTCTATTCATCTTCAGGTTTTTCTTGTTTTTTACGTAAGGAGAACTTATCACCGGTGTCTCCAATCATGGCTGCGATACATACATACATCACGGCATCTACCAAAGCGTCAGATGGTGATATACCTGTGCGGTTAAAAGCGTTTGCAACAAGGGCGAGACAAAGAAATATAGTACACGCCAAAGCCACTACCGGTTTGATAGATGTGGCCCCCCTCTCGTCTTTTAACAAGTCGAGGACCCATTGTTTAAAGGTCATATGTTGATTTTTTAAAGTGCTCTTTTAGCAGGATCTGCTTGAGGGCTGATGCGATCTTCGGGCTTTACCGCGATGATCTGCAGGAATGCAGGTTGGGCTGCAGGCTTTTTTTCAGGAAGACGGTTGGTCGTCATGTTCCCATATACCACACGTTCAAGGTTATCGATACGTGTCTTATCTATGTTAGACTGTGCCATCAGGATTTTCATGTCCTCACGTACAGCTTTTAGTTCTTGTTTTACATCGTTCACCGCAGTCCAGATCAGTAGCCCTAATAAAGAAGCCAGACCAGGAAACAAATAGAGTTTGATCTTGTCTAAAAGTGGTGATGCCATTGCTTAGAAGGTGGGTTTAGTAAGTTCTAATTGCTCTTACAAACATTGGTTGATCTTTTGGATAGCCAAACTGTACACCATTGGTAAAGTTTTGACCCCACGCTGTATCATCACCAGCTTCTGTAGAACTTAAGTAGAAAGAAACAAAGCCACCGATAGGTGTTCTGTTAAGGTATAGCTTGTTTAATTCATCTTTACTAGGTAAGAACCAGTCTGTATAACCACCTTCGTCTAAATCATTACAGATGGCAGCTGCACTAAAAGGAAAATTACATCCAGCTACTATGTCCAGTGTATTTTGGTAACCAGTTCCTATAGCTGTACCAGCAGCGCCAGGAATAGCAGTTCCAACACAACCCCATATAGCTCCGGTATCCACATTCCCACTGGTAGTTACCAAACCGTGCTGTACATTAGGATCATATCCAGCATCACCTGGCTGTAAAATGTAGGCTATTACACCACCCAATGCTGACTGGCCAACTGTGTAGATTACTACATTTGGTTGTTGCAGGCTAACTACATCTGACTGATCAATCACATCAAAGTGAATAAACAGGCTATTAGGTAAAATAGCCCCTTTCTCGTCCAGGCGTATGTAGTATCTAAGACCCCCAGGATGAGCTGGAAGATGCATATTTGTAGTGATTTCCAATATGTTATCAACTACAGGAACTTCTATATGTGACATCATGGTACCCGGAATAGGGAAACCTAGGGCGTCTGTCTGGGCGTAAAACTTTTTTGCCATGGCAAGTAAGGTTAGGATATATAAAGAAAAAATACTGTAGAACTTCTAAACACTCTACAATATAATATACTACTTTTTGTAGAACTTTCAATACATTTGCACAAGTAAATAATCTCAGGTATATGATAGAATCCGCAATCTATGCCTCGACCTTGGAAAAGAAGCTCATCGTTGAGTTTAAGAACAAGTTCAGGCTAAAAATGGGCTATGACCCCATTGTGTTAACCAAGATTACGGTGGATGAGTATGGAATTCCACTGATGAGTCTTGAGACTTTAGAGTCATACTTTGACTCCTTTTTACCCGTCCGGTTTGGCAAAAAAGTCCCTTTGGGCAGCAAGTCACGGAAAAGGGATTTGGTAGAACTGCGTATGATGTTCGTGTACATTGCCCGCACCATGAAGTACACTTGTGAAAGAGTAGGTGAATTCTTAGGTGGCCGGGATCACACCACAATCGTGCACAACATCCACATGTTTGGTATCCTGATGGAAACATCAGACAGCTTCCGCGAGAAGTATTACAGTATCCTCACCTATATAAAACAAAACCATGAGTCACCAGCTTTGGAAGTCGCTTATCAAGTACCAGATGAGTCCCAACATGCTTTACTTTCTTGATTGCACCAGGAACCGTATAGCTCCTTCCCCCATTATAGACATAGATGCAGAGCGAGCACTGGCTAAATCCCTGGGACTGTTGAGTCCGGAAGGTATTGTTACCGAGCAGGCACTCACAGTACTGGATGATTTTGAAACCTTCCTGGTTAAGACTAAGAAGAAAGTGACTACTGATGTACTCGGTGATGATTTCTTACAACAGATAAAGACTTACCGTGACATCTTCCCTACAGGGTTACTGCCTACAGGTGAAGTGGCGCGCCAGAACATCGAGGAGCTCAAGATCAAGTTTATCTGGTTCTTTAAAGCCTATCCAAACTTTGACTGGCCCCTGATCCATGAAGCCACTAACTATTACAAGTTTATCAAGCTTAAGGATAACCTTAAGTTTATGGCCACCAGCTCTTACTTTATACAAAAGACCGACCCTAAAACCAAGACTGTAAAGTCTACCCTGGCAGATTACTGTCAGCTGCTTCAGGACGATCCAGATATCGTCTTTAAAGAACAACCTTTTAACCCGTAATGAATGTCACGTACAGAAAAAGGTATACACCGGCTAATCATCAGCCTGCTATTTTCTTTGGTAACCTGGGTTATTATAGATAACTTAATTGTAGAGGTATCAGCTGTAAGATATATTTTTATAGAACTTACTGTTGTTTTATGCATGAAGTTCTCTATATTTACAATCCAAAAATTGAGACTAGATGACCCTTCACGAACAGGACGTTAAAGATTTGTTTGAACAGGTGACCGTAGCTCTACCCGGCAGCGATGATCTACGGATCATAAAGCTGAACGGTTTTTCACAAGCGATAGAACAAATGATGAACAAGGCCTACTATATGGGCTGCCAGGAAAGCATCGCCTCGGCAGAGACTATTATAGAGAAGGTTTTTAACCGAGAGCTATGAGTACAACTATGCCCTATGGGGCAAAAAACATGTCGGAGGTCCTTGCAGAAGGTCTCCGTTATATAGACGACCGCAGAACAGGCCGGGTAAAGTCTTTCAAGACTCCCTGGACCGGGCTGAATTATGCCGGTATAGGTGGACTGGAATGGGGATCGATGCTCACTATTGGAGCTAGACCTGGTTCCGGTAAGACCATGATAGTCTCCCAGATACTGAGGGAGTCACGCCTTCACAATCCTGACCAGGATTTTTCTATCCTGGAGTTCCAGTTTGAGATGGGTGACAAACAGTATGCAGCGCGTCAGTTTGCAGCTGAAGTGGCCATGGATTACAACCATGTCCTCAGCTCTTATAAACAACTGGATGATTTTGTATACGGACAAATGCAAAAACATCTGGCAGATACAGTGGCCCTGGAAAAGACCGGTGTGCAGCGTAAGCTTATTAAGAAGCCTATCCCTGTACCGGAAATAGAAAAGGCCATCCGGTATTACTACGAAGCTATGGGAGCAAAACCCATGGTGGTAACGATTGATCACAGCTGGCTGATCAAGAAAGGAACCGGTGACAAGGACAAGTTTGATGTCTTATACAACACAGCGGAAATGCTGATGCAGCTTAAGAACGAACTACCTATCATCGTACTGATGATTACACAGATGAACCGCACTATGGAAGAAGCTTCCCGCACCCATCCGGGTCAGGTGGCAAACTATCCCACGTCCGGTGACATCTTTGGCGGTGACGCCCTGATGCAATCTTCAGACATGGTGGTCGCTGTTAACCGTCCCTTCAGAGCTAACATCAATCTTTACGGTCCCAAGAAATGGATCACGCACAAGAACCAGATCTTCCTGCACATCTTAAAAGCCCGTAACGGAGGCAGTGACGACAACGTCCTGTTCTTTGATGCGGAGTTTAACAGGCAGCGCATGATTGAGACCGTAGAACCACAGATGGCACAAGGAGGCTCCAACTATGTGCCATTTAATCAAAGCCGTGCATCTGGTAATCCTTCCGGTAACGGAGGACGCAGACCTATATCGGCTGATGTTGGAGAAGAACTTTAAAAATCAACGTACAATGTCAAACGAAAACGTACTACAACAACCCGAAGTAGACAGGTACGGCAACCCCAAAGAATGGAAGAAACAGAAGCTTGATCAGATCCGTGCATACCATATGCCGCTGATCGGTGACCTGGGTATTTCACCGTTGGACTTCAACATGAAGATGGCTTTCTACGACCGTCATGGACGCTATGTCGTAGGAGTGTTTGCTTCAGAGTTCAAGAAGGACAAAGGATTTTTCTTTGAACTGGTCACCAGGGATTTAGATCCAATGGAAAACGACCGCAAAGTGTATCGGATTGCCCGTAACGACAACTTTGAAGAAGAGTATGAGATGAACGAGAAAGGAACATCCTATCTAGTTCCCGTAGACGAGCTCAGGCTTGTTAACGCGCAATCGGTAGCTATCTCTAAAGACTCAGCCGTTCTCAGCAACGACCGATTCTTTTCTAAGAATACAGCACCGGTTGAACCAAAACCTCAGCAGCTCTTTACTTCTAAACCACAGGCCCCGGTAGCTGAGCCTGATGTACCCTATTCAGAAATGACCCTTAGAGACTACATCGCGATTCAGACCAGGCAGCCTGTCAGTTCAAAAGACTGGGTTAACAGACTCGTTACCCAGAACAATAAACCTCCATTTTAACTATGGCAAACGGAATCCTCGTGATCGCAGAATCCGGTGCAGGTAAATCCACAGCAATTGAAAACCTGAATCCGGCAGAAACATTCATTATCAATGTAGCTAATAAAGCCCTCCCCTTCAAGGGATGGAAGAAGAAGTATACAATCTGGGGTAAAGACAATCCCCAGGGTAATATGTACTATGGAAACTCTCCTCAGAATATAGAGGCATGCATTAAGTATGTAAATGAAAAACGCAAAGAGATCAAGAACCTCATTATTGATGACTTTCAGTATATGAGCTCTTTTGAGTTCTTTGACCGTGTAGACGAGAAAGGCTATGAGAAGTTTACGCAGATCGGTGCCCATCTGGCCCGCATCGCTCGTATGCCTAAAGACCTCAGAGATGATCTGATGGTATTCTTTTTAACCCATGCAGAAGAATCCACTGACATGGAAGGCAAGCGCAAGTTCAAAGCTAAAACCATCGGTAAAATGGTGGACGAAAAGCTCACACTAGAAGGCTTGTTCTCCGTGGTATTATTTGGCAAAGTGAAAAAAGACAAGGACGGTAACATCCGCCACGTTTTTGAAACCCGCAACAATGGTGAAAACACCTGCAAGGCACCCAAGGATATGTTCCCTGACTTCGAGATTGTCAACGATCTGGAGCTGGTAAGACAATCAATCCTTGCTTACGAAAACTAACCCCTCACATATTAATTTTTAAATAACAACCTATGTTCAGTACAAAAGGACAAGAAGTAAAAACTGGTGGTGGAAATCAAAAATCATTCCAACCAGGTGTAGTGTATGCCCACATCTTCAGCGGGCAAGTAAGAACATCCAAGAATGGAGACAAGAAGAGTTTGGAGCTTGTATTAGAAGGCCCGGCTATTCCTGATTTTGAAGGATGGAGTATAGACAAAAATGACCAGGATGGTCCAAAGTTCAAAGGCTTGTCCGCCCGTGTAACTGCAACGATCTGGACAGATCAGCACGCAGAAAC